AATGGCAAAATTAAATAGTGAATTTAATTATAGATATCAAGTAATAGGTGAAACTGTTTGGGAAAAAATTAAAACACTTCAAGGATTTTTAGATGGCCGTAAAAGAGCTGCTATATTAGAAACAGTATCAGATTTAAAAACAAAAGCTAAATACGCTGAATTAAAACATCTTAAATCTATTGATGCGCTTCCTCATGTTATTATGCAATTAGAAGCTGACATTATTGAAATGGAATCTTTTTTTGAAGAAAGCAAAAGAAATTTTGAACAAAATAAAGATGAAATAAAAATATTAGAAAAGTTATTAAAAGAATGTTATGAATTAGCAGAACCAACAAGATTAAAACATAAAGACGGCACACCTTATTCTGATGAAGAAATGTTTGAAGTCAATGCGGCTAATGAATTTACTGTTTTATTAGCAAGAGAAATGCAAGCTGAAGTTATAGCTAATGGCAGGCCATCCGCCGCTAAAATTAAAAATGCTATGAGCAATCCTTTGACTTGGACTGCATTAAAAAATGTTGGGTTAATACCTCAAGAAACTCCATTAATTGGAAGTAGCATTGATCCAACAATTATTCAATTAAATCTTAAAGACGATCCAGCAGAAGCTATTGAACATAAAAAAGAAAACCCACAAATTGAGCGTAAAGATGTAAAATTTTTATAAAGACAAAATATGAACAATACAAAAATTATGGATTTATTTCCAACGCCTTTATACATTAATAATATTCATGAACCATTAATTAATCAGCAAAAAGATTATTTATTAAATTTGCCTAAAATATTAAACATGGGAAATTTAAGAAGTGAAAGTGGATATATATTTGAATATCCTTTATTTGTAGAATTAAAAAAAACAATTAATGAGCATATAAAAGAATATGTAAATATTGTTTATCCTAATTCAAATTTAAATGTTTATATTACACAATCATGGGCTAATTACACAGAGCCAAATGAATATCACCATAAGCATTCTCATCCTAATAGTTTTATATCAGGTGTATTTTATGTAAATGCCATAAAAAATGAAGATATGATTAAGTTTTATAAAGATTTGCCACCTATATATCAAATAAATCATAATCAGCCTAATAATTATAATAGTCAAGATGTTGCTATTCTTGTAGAAACAGGCGATTTAGTATTATTTCCTTCAAATTTTCAACACAATGTTCCGCCAACTACAAGTAAAGAAACTAGAATAAGCATTTCATTTAATACATTTATAAGAGGAAATTTAGGCGATGAAAATTCATCCACCGCTTTATATTTAAAATAATATGAAAACAAATTTACAAGATTATATTGCTATTTATAAAGCTATTGAGCCATCAATATGCAAACAAATTATAGATGATTCTAATGAAGCCCAATGGATTAAACATAGTTATAACGATCCTATAACACAAAAATCAACAACCTATGAAGATGATCTTGAAGTTACTTATCAAGATAAATACATGGATTATTTAAATAATAAAATAAAAAATTGTGTTAATGACTATTTAACTAATGTTGTTCCTTCGCCTTTTCAATTACAAGAAATTTCAACTATCAGATTTAATCGCTATCAAGTAGGAACTAATATGAAATTTCATAAAGATCATATTCATACATTATTTGATGGTGAAAAAAAGGGAATTCCTATTTTATCTATTTTAGGATTGTTAAATGATGATTTTGAAGGTGGCGACTTTTTGATGTTTGATAGCAAAAAAGTAAATCTAGCTGCTGGTGATATTATTATATTTCCTTCTAACTTTTTATATCCTCATGCAGTTACTACAATCACAAAAGGCACAAGATATTCTTTTGTTTCTTGGGGTTTTTAAGGTATAATCTTTAAATATCATAAGACATAATTTCCGCATTGCGTCAGAAAGATGCTTGCGTTATTAACCTTGTAAGGAAAAATTATGGCTATCTTTAATAAAAATACACTTCGTCAAGTTTCAGGATTTGACAATCAGATTATCGCAGGCGAACTTGTATATAATCAAGCTACCTACTGGAATCTAACACTTACCCAAACATCCACAGATTTGCCTATAGACCTAACTGGCGCTACTATTAACGCATCTATTATTCGCAGACAATTATCTAATGTCAGAGATAGCCGTTATGGCCTTACTTTTGACATAGCTGATTACTCACCGCCACCTAGTGCAGTTACGCTTACTATTACAAATAGAGATAATGCTAATGGATTATTTACATTGGTTATTGATGAAGGCGCATGGGGTGTTATAGCAAGCGATCCTCAATTAGATATTAACGCTGCTGATCCTGTAGGTTTTTCAGGTCGCATTAAAATTTCATACCCTGCAAGTGGAACAACACCAGCACAGGATTTAATTATTTTCTTACTATTCCTAGTAAGATCAGACGGAGTGATAAACTAAATGGCTATTATTAACGCAGAAATTCAATCAGCAGCAGAGCTTACATTAACAGTTGATCGTGGGATCATTGGAAGTTCGGGCGCTTCAGGCTATTCAGGTTTTTCAGGCTATAGCGGAATTGGTTATTCGGGCGGATCAGGCGCGTCAGGTTTAAGTGGTTATTCAGGTTTTAGCGGATTTAGTGGATCAGGTATATCAGGTTATTCAGGTTATTCAGGATCAGGCACAAGTGGTTTTTCAGGACAAGCAGGCCCACAAGGCATATCAGGTTTTAGCGGTATGTCAGGTCAAGATGGAGCAAGTGGTTTTAGCGGTCAGTCAGGTTTCAGCGGTTATTCAGGATCAGGTGTAAGTGGTTATAGTGGCGCTACAGGCCCACAAGGAACTAGCGGCTTTAGTGGCTATAGCGGCGCTCAAGGTGCATCGGGATTTAGTGGTATGTCAGGCCAAGATGGTGCTAGCGGCATATCAGGATTTAGTGGTTATAGCGGAAGCGGTATATCAGGTTATAGTGGCGCTACAGGGCCACAAGGCATATCGGGTTTTAGTGGCGCACAAGGCGCTTCAGGTTTTAGCGGTCAATCAGGTCAAGATGGAGCTAGTGGTTTTAGTGGCTATAGTGGCTATTCAGGCATTGATGGAACGGCTCAAAGCGGTGCTTCAGGTTATAGTGGTTATAGCGGCGCACAAGGCCCACAAGGCATTAGTGGTTTTTCAGGAATAAGTGGCTATAGCGGTGCTGATGGTGCAAGTGGTATATCAGGTTTTTCAGGCTATAGTGGATCAGGTATTAGTGGATATAGTGGCTATTCAGGCATAGGTTTTTATTGGAAAGATGGATGGGATATTGATACTACATATATTCCAAACGATGTCGTTGCTTATAATGGCAGCTCTTATATTGCTCTTGTAAATATTGCTATTTCAGGAACTCCACCCGATGCTAATACAGATTGGGATTTACTTGCTCAATCAGGTGCTACAGGCCCATCAGGCTCACAAGGCTTGTCAGGATTTAGTGGTATCAGCGGATATAGCGGTGCAGTAGGCGCTCAAGGTTTTTCAGGTATAAGCGGATGGAGCGGCGAATCAGGTGCTAGTGGCTATTCAGGTATCAATGGTTTAAGTGGTTATTCAGGTTTAAATGGCACTTCAGGCTATAGTGGCTTTAGTGGTTTCAGCGGTCAAGTAGGCGCTTCGGGCATATCAGGCTTTTCAGGTTATTCAGGTGAAGTTGGCGCACAAGGATTTAGTGGCTTTAGCGGCATCAGCGGATGGTCAGGTGAATCAGGCTATAGTGGTATTAATGGCTTGAGTGGTTATTCAGGTCAAGATGGTGCTTCAGGCCATTCAGGCTTTAGCGGCTATTCAGGTGAAGTTGGTGCTTCAGGTATATCAGGTTTTAGCGGATTCAGCGGTATTAGTGGCTATAGCGGCGAAGTAGGTGCTAGTGGCTTTAGCGGAATAAGTGGCTATAGTGGAGCTGAAGGTGCATCAGGTATCAGCGGCTTCAGCGGATTTAGTGGCGAAGTAGGTCTGTCAGGTATAAGTGGCTTCAGCGGTTTTAGCGGTATAAGCGGCTATAGTGGTGAAATAGGTGCTAGTGGAATTAGTGGTTATAGTGGATATTCAGGTGCTACAGGCGCACAAGGTCAATCATCAAGTTTCTTTGAATATAATGCTAACACAACATCAACTTCAGGCTATCCAGGCAATGGTTATTTATTATGGAATAACGCAACTCAAGTTAGCGCTACTCAAATTAATATCAGTCATCTTACTGACAATAATAATGACATTGATATTTTCTTATCTAGTTTGCAACCAAGTGAAACATTTGTTATTCAAGATAGAACTGCAAGTGGAAATAATCAATATTGGTCAATTACAGGCGCTACAACAAATATTGATGGCGGAACTTCTACTAGCTATTGGACTATTCCTGTAAGTTTAATTTCATCAGAGGGAACAGGCACTACAAACTTTGCAAACAATCATAATATATTTTTAGCAATTGTTAATGGTGTATCAGGCTATTCAGGTTTTAGCGGTTATAGTGGATTTAGCGGAGCAGTTGGCGCTTCAGGCTTTAGCGGTATTAGCGGTTATAGTGGTCAAGATGGTGCGTCAGGTATAAGTGGTTTTTCAGGTTATAGCGGCTTTTCAGGTGAAATAGGTGCGTCAGGATTATCAGGCTTTAGTGGGGCATCGGGTATTAGCGGATGGAGTGGTGCAGTTGGCCAATCAGGCTTTAGCGGTTATAGTGGTGCTATAGGTGCTGAAGGTATAAGCGGATATTCGGGCTATAGTGGTTATAGCGGTGAACAAGGCGAATCAGGTTATAGTGGTATCAATGGCGCGTCAGGCATTAGCGGATTCAGCGGTGCTAATGGCGCTAGTGGATTTAGCGGTTTTAGTGGCTATAGCGGATCAGGTATAAGCGGATTTAGTGGTTGGAGCGGTGAAGTAGGAAGTCCAGGCGCTAGTGGCTTTTCAGGTTATAGTGGTCAAGATGGCTCTCAAGGTTTGTCAGGCTTTAGCGGTATTAACGGAACATCAGGTATATCAGGCTTCAGCGGTGCTACAGGTGAATCAGGCTTTAGTGGCTTTTCAGGATATAGCGGAGCTGCAACTGGCGTAACATTAGGTGATTGGTCAATTGGCAATTCAGGAACTAAAATGTATTTTGCATTTAGCGGTGTTAATAAATTTAGTTTAGATTCATCAGGTAACTTTGTGGCAATTGCAAATGTAACGGCTTATGGCACATTAACTTAAAAGGATAATAATGGATAAGACAAAACAAGATGCTTTAGCTTATGCTAAACAGTATGACGATCAATTATATAGATATTTATTATCTAACAATTATGAGCGAGCGGTTTTTCTTAAAGGCGATCCAGTCTATCCTAGAGAAGCCACTCGTTATCTTTGGGCTAATCGCAATCTATTAGGCAAGAATATTCTTGAAATAGGTTGCTCTACAGGTTACGGCTCACAATTCCTTCCTAATGATACAAACTATATAGGGTTAGATTATGATCCTGTTATTATTGAGGTCGCACGCGAACAGGAATGGGGCTTAAACACTTTTTTTACTAATGCTGATATCAACACCTATCCTTTAGCTCAATATGACACCATAATTGCTTTTGAATTGATTGAGCATATTGATAATGGATTAGAGATAGCACAAAAACTTAAACAACATTGCAAACGACTTCTTTTAACCACTCCGCATAATGAGCCTAAAGGTTTTTGGGGTGAACATCATAAACTTCATGGCCTAAATGAATCACACTTTCCCGATTTTCAATTCAATTATATTAATGAGCATGGTTATATTACAGAAAAACCACAAGAAATTAATGATAAAAATAGATGCAACCTTATGATTATGAGGTGGGATCGTGGCTAGTGTTTTATGCTCTATAGCGACAAGAGGTCGTTACCAAACTACTTTACCTTTAGCTCTTAACGCTATAATTAATCAGACAAAATTGCCTGATAAGCTTGTTATATTTGATGACAATGATGAGCCTGAAGATGTCCGCAATAATAATATTTATCAACATTTATTTAGCATTATGGATTACAAAGGCATTAAATGGGAATGGGTATATGCAGCTAAAAAAGGCCAGCACCATATTCATCAGTCAGCTAATCGCATGGGTTATGATTGGGTATGGCGAGTGGATGATGATGCAATACCCGAACCGAATGTATTAGAAGAATTATATTCTTGGATTAATGACGATGTTGGCGCTATAGGCGGAGCTATATTAACTTTGCCAATTAATCCTGATACATCTAAAAACACAGGCAAAATAAAAGATATTGATAAAGAGCCTAATATACAATGGGCAGAAATAAAAAAGCTAAAAGAAGTTGAGCATCTTCATTGTTCTTTTCTTTATCGCGCTGGGGTGCATGATTACAATCTAGGCCTTTCAAGGGTAGCGCACCGAGAAGAAACTTTATTTACTTATGGATTATACCTAAAAGGATATACAATTCTTGCAGCTCCACATGCAAATACTTGGCATCTTAAAAACCCACAAGGTGGAATTAGATCAGAATCAAATCAACAACTATATCACCATGATGAATTAATCTTTAGAAACACTTTAGCTTATAAAGACAAAAAGATTGTAGTGCTTAATTGTGGCATGGGCGATCATATTGTCTTT